GGAAGTATAATTGCAGAACAATTCGAGGGAGCAAAAGAAAGAATTACAGAAGCGCATGACGAGTTTAAGGAAATGATGAAAGAAAGAGCTCGAGTAGCTGAAAAATCTGGAAAAGGGTTATCAGGGGCTCAGTTATTTGAAGCAAACGTAGCTACTATGGCAAGTGCAAATATATCTGGAAAAGCTGCAGTGTTATTAGGAGCAGAAAAAGAAGGAGCAATGACTCCCACACAATTATCAGAGTTGAGAACAAAACTAATGGAATTTGGAACTTCTTTAGGCACTATTAATCCTGAAGTAGCTTCTTTATTTCAACAATTCAAAGATGGCTCTATAAATACACAAACTTTAACGGACAAATTAAAACTAATAGATATAGAGGCAGGTGCTCAAAATACTGCATTTAAACAACTAAATAATACTATTGCAGGCTTTACGCAACAATACCAGAAACTTAGCAAAAGAGGGCCTTTAGATGATTTATTAAGTACTTATAAAGGTTTTCAAGATACTATAAAAATGACTGAAGGTAACAAAGAAGATGTTGTTACTAAAATTTATCAAAGTTTATTTGGAGAAAGAGGAGATGCAACCTTAGATGAAATGACATCAGCAATTGATAGATTTGGTGAGTCTTTAAAAAGCACAATAGATATACAAAGAAAATTAGGTTTAGAAGGAGCTGATATAAATACTAAAAAAGCAGCTTTAGGGCAAAGAAAAGATGCAAGGTCAAATTTATTACAAATAGAATATAAAAAGGAACAGTTATCTATAGCAACACAACTTGCAGAACAAAAAGTAAATGAATTATCTATAAATAAACTGATGACTGAAGAAGACAAATACCAATTAAGTCTTGCAGAAAAGAAACTAGCTTTAGCAAAAGCTCAAGAAAAAGAATACATTAGAGCAAATACAATTGTAGGACAATTAAATGATACAATGCAAGAAGGCTTAGAAGGAATGTTTAAGAGTATTATAGACGGGTCTGCTTCAGCAAAAGAAGCCCTAAAAAGTTTAGCAATAGCTGTAATTAATGAATTACAAGCAATCGCAGCAGCAAAAATTGCAGCAGGAGTAATTGGAGCAATAGCAAATTTTGGTACACCTAATTCTACTGAACAAGCAACAAATTTAACAAATCAAGTTAGTTCTTCAATTCAAATTCCTGACGTTACTACTAGATATGGAGGATACTCAAGAGGGTATGCAGCAGGTGGAATTGCAGATGGACCTGACTCAGGATACAATGTACTTATGCATGGAAGAGAAGCCATAGTTCCTTTACCAGACGGAGACAAAATACCAGTACAGCTTTCAGGAAAAGGAGCAGGCCCTGTAAATTCCACAATCAATATAGTAATAAATAATGAAGGAGAAACAGAAACAACGGCAGAAGAGTCCTCAGCATTTGCAGAAACAATACAAATGGCAGTAACAAAAGAAATAGCAGAACAACAAAGACCCGGCGGCTTACTTAGCCCAATTTAATAATTATGGCAATAGGATTTAGTACAACAGCATCTTATGGAAATAGACAAATAGTTCCAGACAAAGGATTATCTTCAACAGAAACACCAAGAGTTCTTATGGCGTCTTTTGGCGATGGGTATGAACAAAGAATAGCAAATGGGATAAATTCTTTAGAGCAAACTTTTTCTTTAAGTTTTAAAACAAGAACAAAAGCTGAAATAGATGATATAATTGCTTTCTTTGTAAGTTTAAAAGGTGTAACTGCTTTTGATTATGTAGTTGCAGATAGCAATGCTGGAGGCGGAGAAACAACTTATAAAGTTGTATGTGAGAAATGGACAAAAACTTACGCATATGATAATTTTTATAGTGCAACAGCAAATTTTAGAAGAGTATATGAAGCATGACAGACCTTATTGTTAAAGATTTACAAAAGCAAGACCCAGGTTCAGAACTTATTGAACTATTTGAACTTGAACTTGATACTTCTACAACTGTATATTTTCATTCAGGAGTTGAAGAAGATTTAAGTACTGTGCAGTTTAGAGAAGAGGGAGGAACAATACGTACTTATACAGCAATTCCTTTACAAGCTCAAGGATTTAAAAATGATCCTTCAGGAACAAGTGCTAGACCTACTATTTCTTTCGCAAATGCATCAAACATTTTTAAAAATTCAATAACAGATTATGAAAATTTACTTGGAGCAAAGTTAATAAGAAGAACAACTTTAAAAAAATATTTAGTCGGAGAAAGCGGAGATAGTACTCCTCCTGTAGAATTTCCAAAGCAAATCTATATTTTTGACAGAATATCAGCACATACAAAAACTGTAATTTCTTTTGAATGTGCAACTCCTTATGATTTGCAAGGAATTACTTTACCAAAAAGACAAGTTATAGCGAATGCATGCCCATGGATTTATCAAGGAGCAGACTATACTTTGAATGAGTATGAAAAAGTAGGTGCTTGTACCTGGAACAGAGAAAGTAATTACAAAGCAGCTTATAAAACAGGATTAGATGGAACAACAGAATACATATCTTTAGTAAACTTAGACGATGAATATATAGTGCCAGGTACTGGAGAAAGTGGAGCAATTACTTTTTCATCAACAGTAAGTAGTATAACAAAAAATAGTTATTATACTACAAATACTACCTTAGGAGGTTCTGTAAGAAGATTAAATAAAGATGGAAGTATTGATACTTCTGCAGACAGCACTACAGTTCCTAATTACTGGCAAGCTCTTCATACAAGTACTTCTCCAGGAACTTTAAATGATTCAAATGGATTAGTAAAAAGAATTAGAGTTTGGGACACTTATAGTGCTTCAACAACTTATTATGCTTATACAGATGATAGGTATAATGATTATGTAAGATATACCTCTGGAGGTTTAACAAAACTATGGAAAGCAAAAAAGACTTCTATAGGACAAACTCCAGAGTTTGGAGATTATTGGGAGCCAGGAGACGTATGCTCCAAAACACTAACAGGTTGCAAAATGAGATATGGATTTGACCCTATATCTGTAGGAACAGCAACTACAACTGGAAAAGCGACTCCAAGCACAGAGGTAGTATTACCGTTTGGAGGTTTCCCAGGTTCAAGAAAATTCTCGTAATGCAATTTTTAGACGAGATGTATGAAGCAGCAAAGAAAACTGCTCCCAGGGAAATGTGTGGACTTGTAATCCAACAAAATGACGTAGAAAAATGGATTTTATGTCAAAATATTTCCGAAGATAAAGATGACTTTGAAATTGACCCAAAGGTTTTCGTTCAATATCAACTTACTTCGAAAATATTATATGTAGTGCATAGTCATTACAATCAAAAAAATTTAAAAGCAAGCATTTATGATGTGAACAATTGTAACGCGGTGAATATACCTTATTTAATTATAGGTTATCCACAAAAGGAATATATTATAATAGAGCCAAAATGACAAGAACAATATACTTAAATGGAAAAATGGGCGAACTTTTTGGAAAAGTTTGGAAACTGAATGCAGCAACTGTAGCAGAGTGCATGCATGGTATCGACTGTCAAAGAGAAGGAAAGTTAAAAAAATATCTATTAGACTGTACTGAACAAGGAATAATGTTTACAGTTCAAAGAGGAGAAGAGTTTCTTGACTATGATAACTTGCAAATGAATTTAGCAGAAGATGATTTAATTATTACTCCAGTTCCAGCAGGTTCTGCAAATAAATTAGGAAAACTTATTCTTGGCTTCGCTCTACTAGTGGTTGCTGCTTTTTATATGCCAGCAGCAGTAGCTCTAGGGGGCATAAAAGGATTTTTAGCAGTAGGAGCATTAGTAGGAGTAGGTATGATTGGTTCAGCGTTACTTAACTCAGCTTTATCAGAATACATGGCACCGAAAAAAGGTATGGAACGAGGAGATGCTTTTCTTTTTGACGGCCCAGTAAATAATACAAAAGAAGGACTACCTGTGCCTCTTGCCTATGGACAGGTATTAGTTGGAGGAGCAACAATTGCTTTTGGATTTACTAATAGAGAAGTCACCGCCCAGTCAGGATTTAAATTTTCTAAAAATACAGGCGGAGTTACTTATTCAAGT